TCTTAAAATAGACCCCTCAGGTGCCTTTTGTGGTACAGAAATAACCGCAGTATCGTGAGGTCTAAAAAATTCGTCCTCAATTAATTCAGGATGATTTTGAGCCAAATAATTATATATTGACTCATTTTTACCAACACGGATTCTTCTAACATAATAATCATTGTGCCAAGCATGAATACCACTTGATGTTCCCAATGTTAGCGATGTAGTTCCCGCAGGTTTAACTGTGGTTGTTCTTGCAGATTTATTAATCCCAATAATTTCCGCAACTCTTAAGTTTTCTTCTTTAACAATATCAGCAGCCTCTTTCATATTATATCCAAGAACTACACCTGAACCAATACCTGTCATTGATACACCTATAAGAGCATCTTTTTCTGTAGTTCTTTTCCATACGTCACGAAGATAATGGAAGTCGGTATAACCAGCCTGTAATGTTCCAATGAACGCAGCCGCTTTAACTCTATTATTCAAATCTTCTTGTGATTCAATGTCAGATACATTAACCTCGCAAAGGTTACAGAATTGATTTGGTCGAAGTGCAATCTCACAACAAGGATTAGTACCCCAATCTTTATCATTTGTAAAGTATATACCAGGTTCACCTGCTCCTGAAGCTTCAACACGTTTCCATAATTCTAAAAAGAATTCTTTTGTGATTTTATGTCTAACTAAAGTAGCAGAGTTATTGGCTCTACCTCTTTGTGGGTTGTTTTCCCACCACGCCCCTGATTTACAAGAAATCATTTCTTGGTCATCAGCACTGAATAGAGAAATAAGTGCCGCTCTCCGGATACCTCCGCTTAGTACTGCGTCAGCAATATGACAAATTATATCATGTACTTCTATTGTTGACATCTTATCTCCGTTATTTTTAGCATCCAATATTCCTTGTATTTTATGAATGCAATCTTTAAGTGGTTGAGGTCCCGGAGCTTTTCCTCCTGAAGTGATTAATCTAGCCCCTTTTGGTCTGACATCAGAAAAATCAAACTCAGGAGTTGATAGGTTTTCACCAAAGTAAGATTTGAATAATACTTTAATTGCGTCAGCCCATCCTTCAATAGAATCACCAATTAAAAATCTTCTTGTTCTGTTTGGGTTTGGTTTTCTTATTTCAGGTAACTTTTCAACATGATGTTTTTGTACTGAGTAACCAACACCTGTTCCTCCTAACAATAAGAACATCGACTCAGCAAATGCATCCAAATGGTCAATAGGTAAGTAAGCACAGTTGTAGATTCTATTTGGAGAAATCTCAATTGGTTTACCACCAAATTGCATTGACCTCATTGAGGGTAATACTTTTTTATCGTATACCATTTGATATACATCTTTAATTTCATCTTTCAATGATGGGTATTTTTTAATATGCATGTTCATATTACGGGTTACCAATTCTTCCCATGTTTCACGTCTGTTTAATTCTGGTACGAACTTTGCGTACTTCATGTAAACTGTTAGGTCTGACAATATCTTTTGTGATGCGTCCATAATTCTTCTTTGTTTATTTTAATTTGTATTATTGTTTTGTTCTCTTTGTTTTCTTTTTTCTAAAAGTTCTTTAACTCTATCACGCTTTCTTTCTTCTTGTTGTTCTTCAAACCCTAAGAAAGTTACAGAACTTTCAGTATCTATTTCAAGGAGTTCGTTGTTGAACTTGCAGTTCTCAAATACGACCCCATCTTTACCAATACGTGACTTGGTAATTGCTATAGTGGCCAAATTCATTTCTTTTTGTTGTAATGTTTTTGCCACCGATATGATAACATGACCTACCTGAGCTTTCTTAATTGACCCACCCATTTGGTCAGTAGTTACAACTTCAGAAGAGATTGATGACCTGTTACCTTGTGTTGCTGTCCAACCTACCAATGATAACTCATGACACATTGCCTCAAATCCTCTCATTACTGACCCCTCGGCCTTCCACTCATCTTTAGAACTACTTTCAGGTACCACACAATCAATATAGTCCAAAAGAACTAAATCAATTTTTGTTCCGTCAGCAATCATCTTTCTAATTTGATTTTTGATTTGACTCATAGTCATAGTGTCTGAAGGTAATTTCTTTAGAATCAACTCATTTTTCATTGTCTCTTTAATCTCCGTAATTTTACCCATCACAGTTTCTTTATGTTGAACCAAATTATCAGGTTCAATACCAGTCCATAAGGTAAAGTGTTTACGTTGGACAATCTTCGGATTGTCTTCAAAGAAGATTTGTAAAACATTATACCCAAGATTAAATGCCGTGTTAGCAATTTTGGTTAAGATAGTTGTCTTACCAACCCCCGTAGGAGCCAATATAACACCTATCTCACCCTTTGCAAGACCACCCTTAAGTAATCTGTCAATTCCTGGTATTCCAATCGGAATTGGGTGTCTAAAATCCTCGTCTAATACCGTATCAAGGTTAGAAAATATATCGGTTGTACCCATATCTCTTTCTCCAACTTGTAACGCCAAACGAATTAATCCCTCAACTTTATCATAAGATTCAAAATCACCTTCTGTGATAATCTTTTGAGATTTGTCCATCGCTTTTTGAAGTTCTTGTTGTTTACAAAACTTCAAAGCCTTTTCTTGAACAAATTGAGTCCCTTCAAATGGAGCATCTTTGATTTGTGAAATAGTATCAAGAACGATTTTAGCAACCAATTCTTGTGAGATTTCGGATTTAACGATTTGTTCAAGAGTATCAAAGTTAGGGGTTGACTGATATTTCGCATGGTACTCCTTTGTCATCTGTAGGATGATTTTAAAGTACTTGTTGTCAAAATAAACACTTTCAATTACATCCATAATTGATGTTGAAAATTCTTTATCTACAATAAGTTGGTTTAATAATTGTATTTGAAATGTGTTCCCTAAATAATCAAAATTCTTGTTCATATATCGTTTTTGTAATCCCTTGTTTTATTAAATAGTTACTTTCTTAGGTCAAGACCCAAATAATCAAAACTTAATTTTCGGGATGAAAAAATGTAAGTCAATTCTCTCAAAACTTCTTTTAAAAATGGTCGTACATCCACTGTATAACGAACTTTTGGTGGGAATAATTTTCCATCAAAAAATCTATGACAAATTGTCTGTTCTCCAATTTTGATGTAAAGGTTAAATTGTTCACTTTCATCGGTAAATGATGTATTCATAATTGATGGGTCACTCATAATTGCTTCTGTATTGTCAATCATGTAGGTGACCGTTTTCATCTTTAAATAATACTCAAGTTCTTGTTTGAATTGTATCATGTAATAATACAATTCCAATGAATTTTTTGCGTTTGGATTGAACCCTCTGACATTGAAAAATCTTTGGACGACAATGTTGTCATTCAATGTCATCAGGAACTCCATTTTGGTGCTGTCTTGTTCTTTCATATTTAATTTTTGTTTGTGTTTCTTTTTTCTTTTCTAATTAATTTCATAAATGGTTTTAGGAAGTTTACCCACGCCTCATCATCTTTTGGTAGGTATTTGAAGAGTCCGTCTTCCATCATCATTCTCATCAAGTTTTTATATCCTCTATCAGTTGGGTCTATAGTATCATTTAATATCTGTGTCACCAATTCTTTTCCATCTTCAGTTATTAAAGGATTAGTTAAATCAACAATCTTTTTGTTTGTTGTATAGAACTCTTCCCCAAATATAGTTGATTTTGTCTTACCTTCCAAAAGATTAACCAATGTTTTTATAGGTTTCTTTTGCGGGATATTTCGTGCATAATCCAAGATTTCTTCTACTGTGCATGGTTTCTCCTGCACCTGAGGGAAATATTTGATTAATGTTTTCTCCCCAAGCCCTTCAATTCCACTGATGTTATCGGATTTGTCCCCTGTAAAGATTTTAGTTAATAATACATTATAGTGGGGAATATCAACCTTATTAATGGTTATCATATCCCCATTCTTATAATATTGTTTTGATATTGGCGAATAAATGGTTACCCTCTCGGAGATGAGTTGGGTAAGGTCTTTGTCCGCAGAGAAGATTATAATATCCTCATCGGTTGCAATTTGTGTATAAAACGCCATAAGGTCATCCGCCTCGTTGTTAACCATTTCAACCTGACGAACAAATATTTCTTCAAGGTATTGTTTAACACGGGACTGTTGATACAAATACGATTCGTACTTGTATTCATTCATATCCTGTCTTCTATTCGCTTTATACTGGGGGTAAATCGACTTTCTAATGGATGAATTAGATTCACCATCCCAAAAGACAACAACCTTATCGTGATTATGTTCTACAAGAAATTTTTGTAAGGTGTTAATAAAATGGTAAATCCCACCTAAGTGTTCACCATTATTGTATAAATTTCTAGTACCATGGAATCCAATTAACAGGACATTATTTCCATCAACTAATAATGTTTTTTTCACGAATATGTTTTAAAGTGTGAACAATTTTTTTTACTATTTTACTATCTAATTTCAGTAATAATAACTTGTTTAACGTTACTTGTCAAATTATTAGTATCTCTTATTTTTTTTTCAGCCTCAGAACATGAATTTCCATTCATATTAATTGTTGTTTGTAAATTAGTTTTACCACCACCTTCATAAATTAAGGTGTAACTTACTTTTTTGTTTTCTGACATAATTTTTGTTTTTTTTTTAATTATTAGTTAGACAATAATTTTGTTACTTTTTTTCATATTTTCTTCCGCCCATAATGGTTGAAGATTTGTATAATGACATAACTTATAAAGTTCGTCTTCTGTTTTTGCCGATGATAATGGAACGATGTGGTCAATATGCCATTTATTTCTATTTTCCCAAGTCATACCATCTGTAAATTGTTTTTCTAAATGTTCCTTAAGAAATTCTGGAGTACATCCAACGATTTCGAAAGTTTTGTTTGTTTTTGATATATTAAGTTTTTTTAAGTAAAACCAAATTCTATATCTAACATCATTAATCAACCCGTAAAGATTATCATTTTTTCTTCGTTCTTTCCTTCTTATTGACCTCTTTGGTTTATAAATCTCCCGATATATCTTTTCACGCTCCTTAATAACATCCCTATTCTCCAAATAATATTTTTTTTGTTTAACTTTTCTTTCTTCATTATATTTTAATCTGGAGTTTTTAGAACTTTGTTTGGTTTTTTCAGGATTTATTATCCTATATTCTTTACTTCGTTCATTATTACATTTTTTGCAACAATATAATAATCTATCTTTAGAAGTTTTTGAATTACCAAATTCACAAACTTTTTTTTCTTCATTACACTTAGAACAAACTTTAGTTTCCATTTTTAATATACTCTTTTAGTAACTTATTAACAAGAGAAGAAAGATTAATAGATTTGTGCTTAAAGTATTGTGGAAGTTCGGGGTCAATTGCCACAGAAATTTTCACCTTTTTCTTATCTTCATCAATTTTATGTCTTCCCATATTATATAAATATCTCGAAAATTATTAAAAGTAATAATAGTATCAATTTTTTTATTCGTCAGTTTCGTCAGTTTCATCTAAAACAATTTCACCAGTCCCACTAAGAATTGCACCCCAATAACTAGAATATTGTTTTTTATATTTATCTAAATCTTCTTTTGTATCCGCGATATATCCTTGAGGAACTGCAATAATTTTCCCATCCTTAAACGCAATACCATTTACGTGATTTTTTAATATTGATACTTTTGTCCTAACAGCATAAGATACGGTTCTACCATTTTTAGTTGCCGTTATGTGATTAACTCCCGCATTTTTTTGGTTACCAAATAAAAACACTAAAGACGATGCCAAGTATAACGCTTCACCCCCCTTAGGCTTTATAGAAGGTTGACCAAAAGGTGAGTCAGGAAGTTCGACCCAAGGTTGTACAATAACAACTAATGTGTTGTAATAAGGATAATCTTCTTTTTTTGATTTTGTAATTCTAGAATGTAATCCCATTCCTATTTTTTCGGATAATACTCTCGCATTATGCATAGACCCACCTTTACCCTCAAAAGTCATCTGACAAGGAATACTTCCAATACTATCAAAGAAAAACGCAATATTATAAGGTATTTCACCACTTTCTTGAGCATCTAAAATATTATTCATAAAGTCGGTGGCCTGTTCAATAGTTTCAAAACTATCGTTAAAGATGAAATGTCCGTCCCATTCTCCATTTTCATTCTGTTCGGCTTGTAACCCTAATTCAACAGAATGAGACCATGACCATTTTTTTTCAGTTATAATAAACACAGGTAAATGCCCTTTTCGTTGAGCATCTGCAGCAGCTAATATCATTGCCGTTGTCTTAGAAGTGTTGCTATGACCCAACATCATATTAATACCCCCCATTACAGGTCCGGGTAAACCACAAGCATCCATAAAAGCTTCCCCGCAGTTATAGAAACTCTCAGGTTTGTATTTTGTTTTTGTAGAGAACTTACTCTTTATATTCTCTAATGAGAATTCTTTCTTTTTAATTGCCATATTATGTGTTATATAAATTTAATCATGTATGGCACCATACAAGATACCATACATGATGTGTTTTGTTTTATTAGAAAGGTAAATCTGTGTCAACCTCGTCATTTGATTGAGGGTCAACGATAGGTGCTTTTGTTTCAGCCTTTTTAGACCCACCCATAGATGTTGTAGATTCGGTATCATTACCGTATACATAACCACCTTTATCACTATCCCATTTTGGAGTTTCTCCACGAGCAATTGCCTCAAGATAATCAACAGGTTTTTTAGAGTATACATCTAACCAAGTCAACTCGTCATTAATCCAA